CAAGATCATGCGGAAACGCCTACCAGCGTACCCGTTTGTGACGGTTAGAGGTCCGATCCGGAGAGGCGCGCCTCTGCCTGCAGTGCGAATTGCAGGTCAGAGACGGTCCAGAACCGGAGTCCCCAGTCGTCGAACTGGTGTCCACACCATTCAGCTTTGGAAAGCTGTCTGGTGCGGCTTGATATCTTGTGGCATTGGAACTTATGTTGGTTCCTGGAAAATGCGTGTCTGGTTGTCGAAGGCCGTCCGTAGAAATGGATGGCTGGAGACAGCACGGGTGCTTAAGGCCCTGTGTGGGGAGCTCCGAGCTGCCGCCCTCGAGCAGCGAAAAGCTAAGCTCTCTGCCGGACACCACTTTCCTCTTCAGCTTCTCCGCTGGCTTGACCGCCGACTCAGTGTAAAGGGCAAACTGGCCTTTTCCAGGATTGCACGCGCACTTCCATGCGCTCCTGAGTCGGTGGTGCGGCAAGCTGTAGACCAACATGTTCGCACCCTTAGCAGCAGACACGTGACGCCTCGTCCTGTACTTGACGAGCTCAAGCATCACGTTTACACACTGTTGCAGGGTAAGTTCCAAAACTGTACTTCGTTTTCCACGCCTTCGTCGTCTTCGGCAGTCGTCGAGTCGGGGCGGGTCGCGGGGGGTTATAACTCCTTTATTGCTGGTCTTGCCAGACCAGCCTGGTTGAAAGCACGTGGTGGCGCTCGTGCCGGTAGACCAGAGAGTATTCAGGACGAGCCCTCCCGACTCGCTCGAGCATTCGAGGACGCACTCAACCGCAAGATCAGTCGTGCGAAGTATCACCTTTATCCTACAATTTCCTCTGCCGAGAGGAATATGGCCGCGGCCACGTCTTTGTTGCTTCGGCAGCAAGCGGGAGAAAAGGTAGTACATCACGCGTCTGTGATTGCTGAGTTGGGGATGAAAGCGCGGATCATTACTATTCCGCCGGCAGCTTGCTTCGCTTTGGGTGACCTTGTAAGACAGGTCACCTGGAAGACCATCCAGGACAATATCGTTCAGATCCTTCCGTATGCTCCGCATACAGAAGATACGATACTTGCCCGCCTGGGGTCTTACCGACATGCTAGTAAGGTCTTTTTGAGTGCAGACCTTACCTGTGCGACAGATGGTTTTGGACACGATGCGATTGTCGCCGTTTGTGCTGGTATGAGGAAGGCAGGTCTCCCCGACTTCCTTTACCAGTCGCTCAGGGAGTCCCTGGGCGTCGGTGCGCGACCGCATTATGTCCGCTATCGTCTGTCCGACATGTCGGAAAGTGTAGCAAGTAGCTGCC